CCCGAACTGGCTGAACTCATAAGGAGACTTTAATATGGCCTTTACTGGAAACTATATGTGTACGTCGTTCAAGTCTGAACTTATGACAGCGACACACGATTTTACAAACTCAACAGGTAATACGTTCAAGTTGGCTTTGTATACAAACAGCGCGACATTTAACGCTTCAACTACAGCCTACACAGCGACTAACGAAGTTGGTGACTCAGGCTCTTACGTTGCTGGCGGCGGTGCGTTGACCAATGTCACACCAACATCTTCTGGTACAACAGCGTTTACAGATTTTGCAGATATCACATTCACTTCTGCAACAATCACTGCTCGTGGTGCATTGATTTACAATGATACCGCAGCGGGTGACCCGACTGTAGTTGTTCTAGACTTTGGTTCAGACAAAACATCTACAGCTGGTGACTTCCAGATTGTATTCCCAACGGCTGACGCAAGTAACGCTATCATCCGTATCGCCTAATTTTTTAGGCGGGGTGACCAGTCATGGCGAACATAAACGGCTGGAGTCGTGGCACATGGTCTGAAGGTGCTTGGAGTACCCCTTTACCTGTAGAGGTCACTGGGGTTTCTTCTAGTGGTCAAGTTGGGACGGTAACAGTAAGCGGAGATGCTCCTAACATTGCAGTTACGGGTGTTTCCGCTCTTGAAGGTGTAGGTGTAGTATCTATTACTGGTGCTGCGTCCGTTCCATCTACTGGTGTTGATGCATCAGGTAATGTTGGTTCTGTCACTGTACTCAACCAAGCCGTAGTTAATGTTACTGGTCTTGAGGCAACGGGCGAGGAAAATAACCCGTCTGTTATTGGGGATTCTTCTCTAAATCTTACAGGTATAGAAGGAACCACTGCGGTTGGAACCGCTGTAGCATCTGGTGCAACAGATGTCCCTGTTACTGGTCTGGCTGCTACTACGTCTGTAGGAGAGCTTGCCCCGATTATAAATAGCGCGGGTGCTACCACTAATGTGGGCGTAGTTTCTATAAACGGCGCAACTGTTGTACTTGTTACAGGTGTTGACGGCACAGGCGAAATTGGAAGCCCGACAGTTATTGGGGATGCAGAAGCTCCGACAACAGGAATAGAGGCATCAGGGAATGTAGGAACTGTAACTGTATCCGAAGGTGCTGGTGTAGGCGTTAATGTCACAGGTGTTTCAAGTTTAGGAGCAGCAAATAACCCAGAGATAGTTGGTGATTCTTCCGTAACACCTACTGGGGTTGAAACGGTAACAGCGGTTAATGATGTTTCTGTTTCTGGCGATGCACCGAACATTCCAGTTACAGGATTAGAAGCCACAGGCGTTGTAAACGGCCTTCCACAAAGCGTTACAGTTTACATCACAGCATCAACTGCATCTGGCTGGGGCAGAAGTCTTTGGGGTTCAGGGACTTGGAGCCAGCCTGTAGGCGATGATATAGGAATGACTGGGGAAGTTAACGATGTTGTCGTTACTCCACGCATAATAGTTCCCGTAACAGGCATAGAGGTGACAACGGGTGTCGGTTCTGTTATTGTCGAAACGGGTACAGGCGTTGATGTCCCAGTCACAGGTGTCGAAGCGCAAGGACTATTAGGCCCAAGAGGTGTTACCGTCTGGGGTCGGATTGTTCCAAGTGAAACAGCAGTGTGGACAAAGATTGCGCCAAGCACAACAACAGAGTATACTCAAATTAGACCGTGACGGAGGTTAGAGCTTAATGAGTACATACGCAGTTAACAGTGGTATTGAACTGATTGGCAACGGCGAACAGTCCGGGACATGGGGTGATACTACTAACGTAAACTTACAGATCGTAGACCGACTTACTGGCGGTGTGGGGTCAATTACCCTATCGGGTACAACACATACACTTACAACCACAGACGGCTCTCTGTCTGATGGTCAATACAAGGTGCTGGTTTTTGGCGGTACTCCTTCTGGGACAAACACCGTTACGATCACTCCAAACGATCAACAAAAGCTATACTTTGTAAAGAACACTTCAGGCCAAAGCGTTATCCTGACACAAGGTTCTGGCGGCAACGTCACAATCAAAAACGGAGACTCAGCCATTGTATACTCTGATGGTGCAGGTACAGGCGCAGCGGTTGTAGACCTTACAAGTACATTTGATTTCACTACTCTGACAGGTCTGACCCCGACAGTCACCCACGGTATAGTCGCAGATGGCACTGACTTCATTAGTACAGGTTCATCGACAGATGCGTTTCAGATGCCAGCGGGTTCTACTGCACAGCGTCCAACGCCAGTCAACGGTATGCTTCGTTATAACAGCGATGACGCAGCCTTCGAGGGTTACGCGGACGGAGCTTGGGGCGCGATTGGCGGCGGTGGCACAGAAGCTGGCGGTGCAATCGTTACGAACCTCACAACGGCTTCAGAAAGCTATACATTCCCATCAGGTACAAACGGTATGTCTGTTGGGCCGATTACAATCTCTAGCGGTGTTACAGTGACCGTTGCCAGCGGACAACGCTGGGTAGTGCTTTAAGGAGAAAGATATGAGTATCATCGCAGCAGGCACATCAAGCGGTCAGGCTCTGGTAAACACAGGTAATACAGACGGCACCTTGGTTCTGCAAACAAACGGTAGCACAACTGCATTGACACTAGGGACAAACCAAACAGCTACATTCGAGGCGGCTGCATACGGTCAGGTGACGGCTCTAACAGGTACGACTCCATCGGTAGATTGCACGGTAGGAGATGCGTTCACACTATCAACAAGCGGCAACACTACCTTTACATTTAGCTCTGCTCCGACAAGCGGCTTATCTTTTGCATTTACACTGAAGATTACCGCAGGTGGCACACATACATTGACATGGCCTGCAAGTGTAGACTGGGCTGGCGGAACCGCTCCAGATGCCCCTGCATCAGGGGAAACCGATATGTATGTGTTTATGACAACCGATGGCGGTACTAACTGGTACGGCTTCTTGGCTGGAGATGCCCTTGCATGAGTATTGGCGTAGGTAAATATGTTGTTTTAGCTTCGGCTGGAGCGGGTGGTGGTATACCCTATTATTACTCACTGGTCGGTAATGATGCGGCTAGCGCGGATTACACTAACGGGACAGTTTACTCTCAAACGGTGCAGGATGATTTTGACATCAATGCAGATGGTAACATCTTTCTTGCTGGATATGGTGCTATTAGTGCATCCGACCCAAGTTGGGGAAGTGTATGTAGGTTAAGCCTAGATGGTTCAAGCGTTGAGTGGAGCTACAATGTAAGGGGTAGCTCTAGCAGCAACATAGTATACATGAGCTGTGTGTATGTAGATTCAAATGGTGATATTCAGTTCGCTGGATATAATTCAGAGCCAATTAGTTATTCTCAGAAATTCCACATCGCAAAGGTCAATCCTACTACAGGAGCTTTAATAGCCAGTGGTGGTGAGCAGGGTGTTCAGGGCGGAACAGTTGTATCGAATTGGCCTTTTTGCATGACTGGATACGGTACAGGATCACAGGCAGTAGTTGGTCTAACTATGGATATAGGCGGCGGTGCGGAGCGTCCGGGCATTATGAGTTTTAACAGCGGTAACATGCAGGATAGTAGTCACCGTAGGCTATCAAACAACACGTCTGTTAGTGGTGCCGAACCATATAAGGGGGTATATGGCATTGCTTCTGATTACCCTCAATCAACAACGACAAGAACTTGGGCGGGATACTGGAACTATGGAAGTGGCAATAGTCGCTGGGAAGTTCAGCAAAACTCAAACATAACAACTCAAAACTGGGTTAGAGAAATATATCTTAACAGCTTTACACATCAGCTACATTGCTTGCGGTATGATTCTGTAAATGACTTTCTTTATGTAAGTGGATTGTCTCAAAACTTTGGTGTTTCAAGTTCTCGTCAGGCATGTTTAGTTCAATTAGACGTAAGTGGAGCAACGCCATCTGTAAACTGGGCAAGAGTTGTTACCGACGGTACTACATCATCAGGCTATTATACTTCTTGCGATGTGGATAGCGAAGGGAATGTTTACTTACTTGGTTCATACGGAACAACTGGTGGAAAGGTATCTTCTCTCACAAAGTACAATAGCTCTGGCACTGTTCAGTGGCATAGATTACTTACTGGAAGCCCTAGTAGTTGGAGGCATTACTCTTTAAAAATAGACCCCTTCGACCAAATTGTTATATCAGGAAGAACTGACTATACTGGTGTAAATGTTAATCGAGGCCATAGAATCATAATTCGCCTTCCTTCAGATGGAAGCATCACTGGTACTTTTGGTGACTTAACAATAGCAACTCTTTCACCTACAACAGCCAGCCCAACGGCGACTCTTTCAACCCGCACCAGAACTATGGTTAATGATAACGGCGGCGGTGATGTTGCAAATTCAACAAATACATCACTCACCAGAAATGTCACCGTGAATCAGAGTATTTCGTAAAGGAGATGATAAATGGCAGTAACAATTAACGGTACGACTGGCGTTACCACTCCGGGTGTATCGTCTTCGGGGACAATCGCCACCACAGGATCGGCAAACGTAACTTCGGCTGGAAGCATGGATGCAACCGCTGCGCTTACTGGTGCAAGTGGTACAATCAACGGGGAGCTTATCGCTACTTCGTACAACGAAACCTACGTTGCTCTATCTGGAACAACCCCAGCAGTAGATTGCGAAGCGGGGAACTTCTTCAGCTTATCGACAAGCGGAAACACCACGTTCACATTCAGCAATCCACCTTCAAGTGGGACAGCGTTTGGCTTTACTCTACAGCTAACAGCAGGCGGCACTCATACGATCACTTACCCTGCGGCGGTAGACTGGGCAGGTGCCACGGCTCCTGATGCTCCAGCTTCGGGGGAAACAGACATACTTGTTTTCACAACACGGGACGGCGGCACTACATGGTACGGTGCGCTGGCAATTGACGCGGCGGGATAAAAAATGAGCCTTATTAGTAGATTTATGAACCAAGCAGCAGGTGCTGGTGGAGCAGCATACGAAGCAAATGGTGTAGACTGGAACGGCAGTTCTTGGTTAAATCGAACAAGTTCTCTTCGATCCGATGGTGGTCAATTTACTCTTTCTGTTTGGTTTAAGAAAGACGCATCCTCTTCTGGCGGTAGCTTGTACCACCACGCCATGAATGGGCAATATGGAGCCTACCCTGCAATTTACTTAACGGTAAACTCAAACGAAGCTGTTGGTTTTGATTTAAATACTTGGTCTGGAAGTATTTTGATGGCAAGAGGTAGCGGAAACAATGTTGCTATTGATGGTCAATGGAATCATTGGATGGGCAGTTGGAATGGTACTTCGGGGCATGTTTACATAAATGGGACTAGCTATGCTCCAAGTGTTACAAATGGAACCGTACCTTGGAGTACTGGACTCATAGATATGCGTGTTGGCGGCACTTCTGTTTACACGCCATTCAACGGTTCTATGGCTGAGTTTTATCTTAACGATACATACATTGATCTAAGTCAAGCATCGAACAGAGCTAAGTTTTATGATTCGAATAATCTTCCTGTTGATTTAGGTGATAATGGGTCAAACCCAACTGGTTCTCAGCCATTGGTTTACTTCAAACTAAACTACAACGATGGTGTCTCAAACTTAGGCAACAACTTAGGTTCGGCAGGGAATTACACAGTTACTGGCAGTGGTCAGACAGATGGCGGTGTTGTAACCGCATTCACATAACCGACATATAAAGGAGACCTTAAATGTATGTCAAAATCACAAGCGGTTCAGTAGACACGTTCCCCTATTCAGTGGGACAATTACGCCGCGATAATCCTCAGACATCTTTCCCTCGTCAAGTATCAGACGAGATGCTTGCAGCATATGATGTTTACCCTGTAACGATTGACGATCAGCCTTCTTATGATGATCGCACACAGACCGTGGCGCAGAACGCAACACCGACAGGTAGCGGCAGCACATGGACACTAGGGTGGACAACAACTGCCAAGACAGCAGAAGAAACCCAGGAGTATGATGACAATGTAGCGGCATCCAACCGCGTTAAGCGTAATGGCCTTCTAGCCGAAACAGATTTCTGGGGCATGTCAGATATGACTATGAGTGCTGAAATGACTACCTACCGTCAGGCACTTCGTGATATAACTACACATAGCAACTGGCCTAATCTAGCTGACGGCGACTGGCCTACAAAGCCATAATAGTTCAATTGAACTAAAGGAGAAACAGTATGACTACGACAGTTAACGCAGACACATCCACCGGAGGTGCAATAGTAACAGGCGATGCGTCAGGTAACCTTGGCCTTCAGGCGGATGGTACAACCCTGCTGACACTGTCTGGTAACAAAGCATCCTTCAACAAGGGTATCACTGAAGAATATGAGGCAGTAACGTCTACAAGTAACGCCACCACGGTAAACTTGAACAACGCCACAAACTTCAGTCATACCCTGACTGAGAACACAACATTCACATTTAGTAACCCAGTTGCTTCAGGTGAGGCATCTAGCTTTACGCTGAAGATTGTACAGGATGCATCGGCATCGGGGTTCGCTGTAACTTGGCCAGCCGCAGTAGACTGGCCGAACGCGACAGCTCCGACCCTGACAGCAACAGCAAGTGCCGTCGATTACTTCGTCTTTATTACACACGATGGCGGTACAACATGGTATGGGTTCACGGCAGGTCAAGCACTGGGGTAAGTAATGGCTAACTCAAAAAAGATCGTCCAAGCTGCTGCTGGTGCTGCTGGCGGTCAAGAAGTAAACGTATCTGATGTGTTCAGCGCATATGTGTGGGATGGGAATGACTCCACTCAAACGATCACCAATGGCCTTGACCTCTCTGGTGAGGGTGGGATGGTTTGGTCAAAGAGTAGATTTAGTACTCAAACCCCTTTTATTTATGATACCGAAAGAGGTGTAAACCAAGACCTTAGCCCAAATGAAACTAGGGTTTCAGAAACCTCATCTAATACTTTAACAGCTTTTAACAGTGATGGCTTTTCAATAGGTAGCTCTAGTAAAATTAATTATAGCTCAAATAGTTATATTGGATGGGCTTGGCGGAGATGCCCTAAATTTTTTGACGTAGTTACTTGGACGGGCACGGGAAGCACTCATAGTGTTTCTCATAGTCTTAATTCACAAATAGGCTTTATGGCTGTTAAAGCTACATCTTATGTAGACAACTGGTATGCATTCCATAGGCAGATGGGAAATCCATCTTCTTATACTCAACCTTATTTGCGGTTGAATGCTTCTTTTGGTGTTACTAGCTTGGGAGACTTTGGGACTTCTGTTAATCTAAGTAACACTTCTAGTTTTCAAGTTTCTGGCAATATAAACTTAACTGGCGTTACTTATGTTGCATACCTTTGGGCGCATAACAATAACGACGGTGAGTTTGGCCCAGATGCAGACCAAGATATTATAAAGTGTGGTTCTGCTGTTACTGACGGAAGTGGTAATGCTACAGTAAGTCTTGGGTTTGAGCCTCAGTATGTTTTTTATAAAAGCTCAACGTCTGGGGCGGCTTGGACTATTTTGGATACATTAAGAGGCATGCCTAGCGGGGATGGTGATTTTTCATATGGTCTTGATGCGCGACTTGAAGCTAATAATAATTCTGCGGAAGTCGAGGGTAACAACTATGTAGACCCAAACCCCGATGGGTTTAAGTTTGTTGATGTTGGTAACGGTCAGACTATGATTTACATAGCAATTAGAAAGCCACCGACAAAAGAGCTTGAAAGCGTCAATGATTTCTTCAACATAGATACTAAAGATGGGTCTGGCACATTCTATGCAGGTTGGCCTGCTGACTTTGCTCTTCAGAAAAACAATGTCGATGACGTTGGGACAACTGCTCCTTGGATAGCATCTACTCGCTTAATGGGTGACTATTATTTGTCCACCAATAATACTTCCAATGAAAGCGCAAATAACATGCGCTGGGATAATAATGAAGGTATGGGTAGTGTTGGAACAGACGCTAGTGATTACTGTTGGATGTGGCGGAAGTTTCCGGGTGTGTTCGATACGGTCTTATATCGCGGCAACAATAACACGACTCCGAAACCCCATGACCTTGGCGTTGCCCCAGAAATGATGTGGGTTAAGAACTTATCAAACGCTTCTTACGATTGGTATGTTTATCACTCCGCTCTTGGAAACAACCAACAGATGCGTTTAAACCTAACTGCCGACCCCGCTGGCGGTGTTTGGAACAATACTAGCCCTACGTCTACAGGATTCACTGTGTCTGCTACTGACAGTGTGAATGGATCAGCCTCAAACCGTTATGTTGCTATGCTTTTTGCAACGAAGGCAGGGTTCACAAAAGTTGGTTCCTACACTGGAAACGGTGGCAGTCAGACTATTGATTGCGGATTTACGAACGGCAGTAAACTGGTAATCATCAAGAACGCTCAAGCAAGTAGAGCCGAAGGATGGCTTTTCTTTGACAGTGATCGTGGGATTATAACAGGAAATTCTCCTTATTTGTATCTTAACGAAAATAGCTATCAGTTCTCTAGTCAAAACTATTTAAGCCCTCATAGCAGTGGATTTATAGTTCCTACTGGTGGAGGAGAAGTGAACACAAATGGTGATACATACATCTTTTATGCAATCGCAGCTCCATAATCAAACTCATAAGAAAGGATCAATCTAATGGGTGAATACAGAAACAGAACAACAGGTGAAGTTAAGTCTCAAGGTGAATGGAGAGCGGCTAACGCAAATATGTCATTGCCTCGTGTATGGACATCGGCAACCTTAGATGCACTTGATCTTGACCCTGTTTTAGCAGGGGCCGCTGCAACCACCACTGCGTACCAAACATCAGTCCGTGATGGTGTCGAGCAAGACTCAGATGGCAACTGGGTAGAGCGTTACGTTGCACAAGATATGTTTGCAGACGATGCAGACGGCACAAAAGCGGATAAGGAAGCGGCTTACCAAGCAGAGCTAGATGCATCAACTGCACTTTATAATCGCGCAAAAAGAGATGATCTATTAGCCGAAACAGACTGGATGACAATGCGTTCCGCAGATACATCTACACCTGTACCTTCTGCATGGCATACATACCGTCAAGCGTTGCGGGACATCACAAGCCACGCAAACTGGCCCAACTTGAACGATGAAGACTGGCCTACAAAACCCTCTTGATGTATGATTCTATAAAAGAGGTGTGCCATGCCACTGCAAAAACTTCAGTTCCAACCGGGAATCAACAGAGAAACAACTTCGTATACTAACGAAGGGGGTTGGTATGATTGCGATAAGGTTCGCTTTCGTTCAGGGTTTCCTGAGAAGATCGGTGGGTGGAGTAAGGTAGGTTTCAACTCTTTCTTGGGTTCATGCCGTGCATTGTGGCCTTGGCGTACACTGGGTCTGGATACCTATCTAGGTGTTGGCACACACCTCAAGTACTATGTCGAATACGGTAACGGTTACTATGACATTACGCCTATCCGCTCCACGACTGCGGCGGGTGATGTAACCTTTTCTGCGACTGACGGTTCTACAACTATCACTGTGAACGATCCTAGCCACGGTGCAGTTCAGAACGACTTCGTCACATTTAGCGGGGCAACAAGCCTTGGCGGCAACATCACGGCTGATGTTCTAAACCAAGAATACCAGATTGCTGAGATACTAGATACGTCTAGCTACACAATCATTGCCCGTGAAGTTGCTTCTCTAAGCGATATAACCGTAGATGGACAGTATACACCTACACCTGTTACAGCAAATGCGTCTGACACAGGGAATGGCGGTGCATCAGTTGTTGGCACTTATCAAATCAGTGTCGGCCTAGACACATCTATTGTTGGCACAGGTTGGGGTGCTGGCCCTTGGAGCCGTGGCACTTGGGGTTCTGGTGCTACAGTTGATCTCATCACTGACACACTGCGTATCTGGACGCATGACAACTTTGGCGAAGACCTTCTGTTTAACGTGATGAACGGCGGGATATACTACTGGGATTCTTCTGGCATAAGCCCACTGACAACTCGTGGTGTTGCGTTGAGCGATCTGCCTGGTGCCGATTTAGCCCCGACTATAGCTACAAAGGTTCTTGTCTCAGATGTTGACAGGCACGTTATTGCTTTTGGTTGTGATCCACTTGAAAACATAGGTCAACAAGATCCGTTGCTTATTCGTTTTTCAGATCAAGAGAATGTAGTTGATTGGAACCCTACAACGACAAACACAGCAGGTGATCTACGTCTAGGCTCTGGCTCAAAAATTGTTACAGCCATAGAAACCAGACAACAGATTCTAGTTTTCACAGATGTATCTCTCCATGCGATGCAGTACATCGGCCCACCGTTTACCTTTGGGATCAATATGATCTCAGAGAACATCACAATCAGAAGCCCGATTTCTGTGGCTGCGGTTGAGGATACTGTGTACTGGATGGGTAAGAATGAGTTCTACGTCTACAACGGTGGTGTGCAGACCCTGCCTTGTTCGGTACGTGACTACGTGTTTTCAGATTTCAATGCAACTCAGGCAGAGAAGTGTTTTGCTTCTGTAAACTCTTCGTTTTCAGAAATTTGGTGGTTCTATCCATCTGCCGATTCAGACAATAACGACAGATATGTAATCTATAACTATCTGCAAAACGTCTGGTACTATGGCAACCTAACACGTACAGCATGGATAGACCGTGGTGTGAATGAAACACCGATTGCGGCGGGACGCGATGGCTATTTGTATAACCATGAAGTTGGGTTTGATGACGGCAGTACCTCCCCTGCATCTGCAATTACGGCATATATTGAGTCTAGTCAGTTCGACTTAGGTGAAGGAGATCAATTTAGTTTTGTTCGTAGGCTGATACCAGACTTAACTTTTAGAAACTCTACATCTAATGATTCGACTGTAAACTTTACGTTAAAAGCGCGGAACTTTCCTGGTGGTGCTTACTTACAAAGCAACAGCAAATCTGTAGAGAAGACAGCATCTGTACCTGTAGAGCAGTTTACACAAGATGCGCATATCAGATTACGTGGTCGGTCAATGGCGATCAGAGTTGACAGTGATGTTACTGGCACAGGATGGCGGCTTGGTTCTCCACGTATCGATGTGCGTAGCGATGGGCGGCGGTAATGTCTCGTAACCTCGCCATACCATACTTTCCCAATGCGCCACGGGAATACAATCAGCAGTACATCTCTGAGGTTGTTCGAGCATTTTCTGTTTACGTGCAGCAAGTGCAAAACCCTGGGGAAGGGCGCAACACATTCGGTGTGTTCACCAATTTACAGACGGACGACTCTGGTTTAGAAACAGGGGCTATCTTTAATCACGGTGGATATGTTAAGATAACGCAACTAAATACGCCACATGCTCGTGGTTCGGCAGGAACTGGTGCTGTTGGATCCGTAACTGTGACAACTACATAGGTGACATATGTCTGACGAAACAGTAATCACAATGCCCGATGGTGGTCGCTGGAGACCCGCTACATCAGTAGATAAACTACAGTGCCATAACTGTGACAACTTGGTGGATACACCAGAAGAAGTTGCATCGTATCCCGATGGCAATTGCCCTGACTGCGGAGAGTCATGGACTGACAGCACCAAGCGGCACACAGCTATCACTGTGACGATGCCGCAATCTATGGACGGAGGCACGTTATGATTCAGCTTCTCGCACCACTCTTAGCCCCTGCTCTTGGTAGTGCGGCAACCGCCGCAGGAATGGGAACCATTGGTTCTCTTTTGAGTTCCAAGATCCTTGGTCCGGCGTTGCTTTCTGGAATTGGTTCTCTTTTGACAGGAGACGATCTACAGGGCGCACTCAAATCTGCCGCTCTAGGTGGCGTTGGCGGAGCGTTAAACGTAGGTGGAGGTCTAGGTGGAGCAGCAGCCAAAGAGGGCGTAAAAGGCGCGGTTTCAGAAGAAGTTGCTCGACAAAGCCTTGGAGAAATCATTCAAGACAAAGGTCTTGGTGCAGGTATCGCCAGCCTTACAGGCAAGGAAGGTTTGCTGTCCCCTGGTAATCTAATCCTTGCAAGTATGTTTATGCCACAAGAGCCTGCTCCAGAGCGAAAGCCTTACATGGGCGGTGGATACTATGGCCCAGGAGGCAGGTACGTCCCTGCAAGTCGCGTTCTTAATCGTGCCGAGGGCGGTCGTATCGTGGGTCCAGGAACTCCGACAAGCGACTCGATCCCTGCAACTATTTATCAAGATGGAATGCCTGTAGGAGAGGCTGCACTTTCTACACAGGAAGTGGTACTATCTCACAAAGACTTAGCGGCGATGGATCCAGATGGAAACTACGAACGCGCGTCAGAAATTATTGGTAACGCAAAGAACGGTGACCGTGCCAAGGCAGCGGCGGAACTGTACTTAAAGATGCGAAAGGCTTAGTGGTATGGGCAGAAGTTCAGGCGGTGGCGGCACACAGCAGGTAGTCAGAGATATACCCGAAGAAGCAAAACCGTATCTCTACGGTGCTGGAGACAAGTTTATAGAAGACCCTGAAACGGGGGAAATGATTGAAAACCCTGATTACGTTCAGGGTGTTTTGCCGTTTGCACAAGAACTCTTTACCATGACGCCGGAGCAGCGCACCGAAGCTGGCATGGACTATCAGATTGCTGGCTTTGATCCAATGCAGGAACAAGCCTTTTCTTTGGCACAGCAGGGTATTGGTGCGTACAAACCTTATCTAGAACGTGGAGACAAAGCTTTAGGCAGCGGGATCCGTGCAGTAGAAGGCGCGATAGGCGAGACGAAAAAACTGGCGGGGCAGATACAAGGTGAAGTAGATCGCGGTCAGGAAGGTATTCTTGGTGCTGCACAGCGCGGAGAAGCAGCAGGTCAAAGAGCAGCGCGAGAAACGCGAGAAGCTACATCGATGGCAATGCCTTTCCAACAAGAAGGGTTGGCGGCGATCCGTCGAGGCCAAGAGTTTTTAGGTGGCGCGGCTGGGGCGTATGATCCAACATCAGCGCAAGCATATATGGATCCGTATCAGCAGCAGGTTGTTGACCTGACCCTAGAAGATATTCAACGTGCGGGTGCCAGACAGCTAGAAGACATTGGTAAACGGACAGAACAAGAGGCACTACAACAAGGTGCCTTTTCTGGACGCCGAAGGTTCTTGGAACGAGAGCGTCGTGAAGAACCTGTGCGTGAAGAAATACTTCGTCGTCAAGCTGCAACTGCGGCATCGCTTCGCAGTCAAGGCTACCAAACTGCACAACAGCAAGCGCAGCAAGCATTTGAACAACAGCAGCAACGTCAGATGGGCGTGGGTCAACTGTTCGGGCAACTCGGAACTCAGACTGGGGCACTTGGAACTTCATTCGGGCAACTTGGATTGCAGGGGGCTGGGCAGGCTGGGCAGCTTGGAATGCAGGGCGCAGGCATGGGGATGCAGGGCGCAGGACAGGCCGCGCAACTTGGACTACAAGGGATCACAACTGGTCTTGGCGCACAACAGCAAGTTGCAGGCATGGGTCAGGGTCTTGGTTCCCTTGGTATGCAGTCGGCGCAGATGGGCGGCATGGCACAGCAGATGGGCCAA